CGATCTTGTGCCCACTTAATAACGTGCTCCATTGAGCTGAATATCATAATTACCCCCTAGCTGCCTTCTGCAGCGTGTTATGCAGAGCATTAGAGTTGATTGCGTGTACGCTTGCTGTGTGAACAACAGCATGAGCACGGTTCTTGCCGACTGTAATCTTTACACCATAATCTTTAGCGCCATACATCGAAGCGGCACGAGCTCGTATCTTCTCTGCACTCTTACGTAAGACTTCCTGCGTCTTAGAGCCAGTCAAGATTGATGTCAGCTTGTTTGCTTTATAGATCATCTTGACTGTGCCGCCAGCGTTGGAAGCCATGAACTGCCTAGCCATCAACAACTCCAAGCGGTACTAAGCAGCTCCATCTCCAACCCTTCGGAATCATCTGCTCTGGGAAGTCGACCGGAGCGCCAACAACGTTGAACCAACGCTTTCCATCCGGACTAACCTGCGCACGTCTGAGACGCTCTGCCCAACCTCGAGGAAAGTAAGCAGTCGCTGTGACTTCAACGCCTTCAGGTCTACTTACCTCTAAGTCCTTTGGTTGAAATGGCGCAAAAAGACATCCAGGAACACTTACTGGCTCTGAATACTTGAATGACTCATTGCCAAAGCGGTCGGTGCCAGATGATGTACGCTCCTTAACAAAAAGCGTCATTGTTGGCTTCATTAGTCCTCCTTTGGCAAAGGGTTCGCAAATACTGCGTACCCCTCATCGACTCCAAGGAGTGACTTCTCAAACGATGTGAAGTAAATGTCTCCTGTTGGGTTTGAGTAGGATACAGAGCCGCCAAAGGGTGACGCAGTCCAGGACTGTGATTGCACGCCGATTGGTGTTTCTGAACCAGCTTGAAGAACTCGGATTGCAACTTGGCAAACAACAAGCTTCAGAACAGCTGGGTCCTTAGACTCAACATCACAGAGAGAGCCAACAGCGGCAGAGATAAGGGAGAGCAGGTTCTCTGCCCTCCCTTCCTCTGTTGCTTCTAGGGTTGGAAACATTGCTTTTAAGTCGCTTAGAGTTGCGAAGGGCTTAATCTGCCCCGCCATGATTAAGCGCTCTTAAGAACTGCAAAGCCCTTAGGGTCAATGACAGCGTAAGAGTAAACAACCTCTGCGCGGTAAGCAATCTGGCCAAGGCGCTTGAGGTCGCCGAGTCCGTCTGGGTCACCAGTCTCAATAGTCTCGATGTTGATGTCGCGGACAATACCCCACTTAATGAGGTTAAAGTCGACCATAAC